ATCCGCCGCTGGTTTACGTCCTTTAAAATCTTTTCTTTTTAAACCAGAGGGATCTTTAATTTTACCTGCACAAATTTTAGAAGCATAAGCGTTAGCATACGCTGACGGATACACTTTAAATTTTCTCTTCGCTGCGGCCTTACCTCTAGGACATAGTTTAGTCATTATTTTTTCCTCACTGTTTGTTTTGCTCTCGCAAAGTCAGATGCTTTAGGTGCACCCTTCGCACCTTTTTTTCTCATCTTACCTCCACGTTTTCTTTTAGCGTGGATGTTTGCATATAAACCTTTTCCAGCCATTATGCTTTACCTCCACGTCTAAAATACTTCTTGCCCTCTAAGGCCACAACTCTAGCAGTCTTTTGAGGGGCTTTTCGTTTTTTCTTTTGCCCCATTTGTTGAAGCAACTTTTTTATATTAGGCTTACGTTTGGCCATTATCTATTGATTTTGCCTTTTTTCTTAGCTTTAGAACCAAACTTACCGTAAGACTCATCTCTGCTGGCTTTTAACTGTGCAGGTGTTCTTTTCTTTTTGATTCTCATAGCGATAGACTCATCTTTTCTAGCTTTGTAGCCTTGTTTTTTCTTACCGACTCTTCCACCTTTTTTCATCATAGTGCCTCCTTTCATGCCCATGTCAGGCGTATAAAATCCTGATGCTTCGTCTTTTCTTCTAGTGCCAGAAATCATTCCTCTTCCGCCACCCATCATTTTTGCACGTCCACCTTTATTAAATCTGAATCGTGCTGGTCTTATTCCGTTTTGTCTCATTTTTTTCCTCCGTTTTTAAAAATTTGTGTCCCCTTTATACCATATATGCTCGCCACGACAAGGATCCACAAATTTGTAAACCATGACGGCAGTTGCTGAAACTGCTCAAAGAATTCTTTTATCTTAGCAGAAGCTCCAGGATCATCCGAGAAGACCCCCCACGCAATCACCAAAATTGGCAGCGTGAGAACGACCAAAACGAATTCGTCTTTCCAGTCCGATTGTCTAGCTTCTAATAATTTACCCTGATATTCACTTTCGCCTCGGGCCATCTTAGAAGCATGCATATGTTGAGCGTCAGCCATCGCCATCTTTGTCTCTTGTTTTTTCTTATAGATGTGCGTTGCTGCGTTCAGACCCAGCTTTAATGCACTAAACCACATAGCTTAGTACCACTTAGCTGTTTTCTTTTTGTCCTTAAGCATTCTTTTAGTTCCTCTAACTTCTGTTTCATCTCCAGTTGGTATGTAATTTCTTGGCATACCGTCTGCAGTCGTTACAGATCTAGGATCTAACTCAATATTTTGAGATGGAATACCTATTTCTTCGGACTCAACAAAAAATTTATCCTCTTTTGCCATTTTTCCTCCTGTTTTTACTTATGCCAGCTTGATTTAAAGCAATTGCAATCGCTTGTTTACGATTTTTTACCTTTTTATCAGAGCCACCAATTTTTAGAGTTCCTTTTTTGAACTCTTTCATGACCTTTTTAACCTTTTTTTGGCCTTTTGTCATTTTTTTTTCTTCTTCATACCATTTTTATTTTTTGGTATGACTCCTCTAGCCATTAATATGTCTTTTTTAGTGATTTTTCCATCACCAGACACATCAGGAAAAGATTTTTTCTTCTTAGCCTTCATTTTTTTCTTCTTCATCATCGATTTTCTCCTTCATATTTTTCTATTTCGATATCTGGTATCATTTTATCTACATTTGGAATAGATTTACTTAATACCGTTTTTTCAATTGATGTATTAGCTCTTAGTTTTGCTAATTTTTCATTCTGATCCAACTTGTCTTGTTTATCTTGTTGGTTCATCATTGCCTTCATACGATCAAGATTAATTTTTTCTTGTCCTTCGACACGTTTTCTCTCATCGTCCATAGCTCTAAGGTCTAATTCTCTTGCTCTTAATTGTGCAACCGGATCATTTCCAAACCCTGCTGTTACTGCACGCTCTTCTTTTAAAAACTCTTCCATCATTTCAGCAATCAACACAGCTTTTCTAGCCTCCACTCTTAACTGCATTTGTTTTAATTGCTCACCAGCTTGTGGATTTTGTTGTGCCATCATTCTTAACTGCTGCATTTGTGGAATCTCTTCTCTAAATTCTAATTCAATTTGTTCTTGTGCCATTAAACTAATGTGTTCAAAAATATTTTTTTCCATAGCTGCAGTCACCATTGGATTATTTCTAGCCATGTTAGTTGCCATAAAATTTAAATGCGAAGTAATGTGTGCTCTATGATCTTGCCCTGGAAACGCATTAAATGGTTTACCAGATAAAGCCATAATATTTTCTGCAGCAGGATCCATAGGTGCAGGTGGTTGAGGTTTGACTAATAATAAATCAATATCCTTAACCCCTAATGCTTCATACATATTTCTATACGCTTGATACATATTGTGCATTTGAGGATTAGATGTCGCCAGTTGCAACTCTGTTTGCGCGAGGGAAATACGCTGAGTCTGTGAAAAGATGTTGGGATCAGCAACTGGGACAATATCTACCCGATCATCAAAGTCTTGTTGTTTAATCATTCTTTGACCCCCAACTACGTCGTACGGATATTCCGGTGGTAAATATAATTTGAATACTCTTGCTAATAATTTAAATTCACTTTTAAGAGAAGAGTAAATTCTTTTGTGTATCGCAGACATTGTTCTGCTACCTCTTTCAAGAAGAGCAACAGTTGTACCAACAGCTGCTTGTTGATTGCCATCACCAACCTGTAAATCTGCAATAGATGCAAATCTTTGTCCAGCTTGAACAACTATACCCATTAAGTTTAATAATGTTGCAGATGGTTCTTTAAATGGCAACATCATAAAAGAATCTTTTAAGTTACCGCCAGGAGCATCCACATCTCTAAACTCACCAGGTTGTATTGATTGCGCATCATCTCTAATTCTAATGCCACGCATTTTAAATCCTGCGGGTAGGTTGGAGAGCGTACCCGCATCCAATAATTGACGAAGAGCTGCAGTTGCAGTTCTAGACAGACCACCAATCATATGGATGAGACCAAAACCATAAAAACCTAGTCCAGGTAAAAATTTAAAATGGACAAAGTATTGTATTTTATTTTTGTTTGGATCTCCAATTTCGTAATTTCTTCTGATAGATAAAACTTCTCTTGTCGCTAGTTCTACCGTTACAATGTATGGAATCTTTATACCTGAAGGTTCTCCAGCATCATCAGTGTGTTCAAAACCTTCCAAATCTAAATCAACATGACATTCTAACAAAGTATAAATATCATCATCTTTAGATTTTCTTTGTCCCTCTAGTTCTCTTTCTTTTTTCTCTACATCGTTTTCTTGATAACCAGGTGTGCCTAATTCTATGTCTCTATAAAAACCAGCAACCTGTTGTTTTCTTAAATCGTTTTTTGAAACCTTGACCCTGTGAATGATTGCTTCCGCATCTTCTAATGAGGTAGCCGAATATGGAACAATCAAATCATCAGCGGGTACAAACTTTGACATAGCTCTTTTTTCAAGTTCATCATAGTAAACTTTTTTAAATGCTGAACCTGCAAGTGGGAGGTAAAAAAGCATTTGATCAAAGTCAGGCTCATAGTCTTTCATTTTTTCCATGAGCTCATAATTCATATAATCTTTAACACGTTCTGCCTGTTTAGTTTTTTCAGGGTTAGGTGCACCAACAACTTGAGTTCTAACCGGTCCGTTTGCTGGTAATAATTCTTTGTAAGCTAAAGCTTGAAACTGAGTGACAGCTTCTGCTAAGACTGGGTGCGTGGCGCCTGATGCACCTTGAAATGGTTCTGTACGCATGTCATATTTAAATCCTAAAAGATCTAAACCTTTTGCATAACTTGATGCCCAATCTTTTCTTGAAGCATTATAGTCTTCATACTTTCCAACTAAGTCTGAACCAAGTTCTCCTAAAATTTCATCTGGTAAAAATTCTGCTAAGTTTGCATAGTGTTCATCACCACCCTCTGGTGAAGCTGCCATAGGATCAAAATCTACTTCAACTGATCCATCTTCTAATTCTGTGGTTTCAATGGGTCCTGGTGCCTGTTGCTCTTCTACTGCAACTTCTTCAACTGTTTCTTGAATTTGTTCTTCACCCGGAACTGTAACCGAGCCCCTTGGACCTTGCGTCAGGGACTTGTCTATTTTGTCTGCCATTTTGTTTCTCCAATTTGACTACCTTAACAGTATTATAATTTATTTTCAAGCCTTGAGGCGTTGGCCCAGACTTAGGTGGTAATAAATGAGTTTTAGGATATTTAGTCATCTCTAGTAATTAAATCGATTGGGTCTCCTGTAAATGTAGCATCTTCAGCAGCATTCTCAGCCAATTGTTCTGCCCTTATTTCAGCATCCATAACTTGTCTTTCTCCAGAGGATACTTTATTAACTTTTTTACCTGTAGCAAACTCTTCCATGGTTCTTGAAGTGCCTTCATACATATCATCAACTGTTCTAACGATTTCATCCTGAACGTCAAAACCTCCATCTGGATCAGTAGAATATGCTCTAGCATCTGTTGCTACAAAGTCCTGTCCTTTTTGATATCTCATCTCTACTGGTTGACTGTATGAATTATCCCAATTAACAACCACTTCATTACCATAGTCTTCTATCTGTACACCTGGTATTTTTTTATTTGTGTAAGTAGTAGCAATCACTTCATCAGTATCCTCTAATCTGTAATAATCCATATGATTTGGATTATTTATTTTGTAATCAAGTGTTCGTGCCTAC